TCTGGTTGGCATCGATGAATATGCTGATCCCTGGGATTAATGCCCTCGAGGGGCAGGGTCCCGCTCAGTATGCCGACGCGTTTAGCACAATTGCTTGGTCTCTTGCGTGCTGTTTCGCGTTGTGCTTGTTCAGTAAAACGCTATGTAGTTCGATAACTACGTTAACCACCGGGCTCAATGGAGCGCTCGGGGCTTTTACTGTCTTGCTGAATTCCATGAATGGGGTGATTCCAACTCTCATGCATGATGTATCAATTTGGATGAAATGGAGGCGTGTGACCATGGCGATTGAAGCCGGTTCTGCCGTTTTATCCTCGTTGGTAGGGTTAGCCAATTTGCCGCTCAACTTTCTATCTCTTGTGATGAACCGAGGAGGTCACACTATGAGAAATGAAGCGTTTGGAGCACAAAAAGCAAATAGGTATGGAGTTCTTATCTCTACTATTTTGGCGACCCTTGGGTTTGTGTGCGTGCCCATCTTTGGATTTGCGAAAGCTTTCAAGATGTATGAGCCGTGTATGCGCATGCTCGAGAAATTACCCTACGTAACCTGGTTGATGGACTGGCTACATTCATTTGCAGCTGGTGAAACTACCGTCGATAGCATTCCTAAGTCAGTTCATGCTTTCCAAGATGGAGAAGAAGTTCCAATTGGAAAGAATGCTGGTGCTTGTGACGGTTGTGGAAATTACTTATGTCGTTGTAACCCTGAGAAGGAAGAAGACGAGGGTGCCACAGCTATGGCTAATGAAGGACACGGAGATTTGAAGAAAACCCGTGGTAAACAGTCTTCTGCTGATATATTCGTGGAGCGCATGGAGGATGCGGGCTGGCCAGAAAATGGTTTGTCTACTAAAGACCTTAATGCCCTCTCAGTGAGTAAAATCCTGGAGAATAAGCAGAAAATGAAGACTATCCTTCAACGTTCACGACAGTGGAAGGCAGAGCAGCTAAATGCTGGTCCGCAGGGATTTGTTTCCGCGGGCTTGATGCAAAATTGTACCCTGCCTCCTGGGCTTTCACAGCCTGGTAAGGGGAAGGAAAAGACGGTGGATGATCTTCCAGATCTTGTGGAAGACATGAGCCTTGATGATAGAACTTTCATAGTACCCGAACAAGGGGAGAGGGAAGGACTTATTGAAGGACATGATGTAGCACCTTCTCGCACATTCGAGATGATGAATGAAGGAAAGGTTGCTGTGAAGCGACCTTATCACTCGGATGGTGAGATTGATGAATCCATGATACGTGAAGCAACAAGCTCGTCAACCAAGTCATCTTTTACTGAAAAGATGGACCTGGCCGAACAGGATCGAGCCTGGAAACAGGGGATTGAAACAAACCCTGATTTTCTGGAAGTGTTGATTAATTTCGGTAGAGAGGATGAAGTGAAAGCTTTCCTCTCCCGTAACCCCACGTGGAAAAGCCGGTTTGAGAGTGTTTTAGAACACCTCAAGAGTAATTGGGCAGTTTATGCCGCCGGTGCCACCGCTGTGATCGGAGTTCTTGGAATGATTGTCACTGGGTTGATGATGTCCTCGAAGGATGATAACAAAGATACGTTTAGGAGTGAGAGCAATAATGGTCGTAATAAAACCAGGTTTGTTCCCAAACCTATTGTGAGATCTCGATCCCAGAAGAGGGCTGAGCGTGGAAATAAGAAATTTGACCACCTTGAGTCCGGAGGGGATGAACACGATTTGGACTACGAGTATGTAACCGCCCGTGAAGAGGAGGAACTGCGTAGGCAGGAGGAGTATGAACGTCTGGAGCGTCGTGCCGACCGATATCGTGATGGTGATTTCCAATCGGAGGGAAATATCAAACCTAAGCTAGAGCAGCTAGGAATGAAGTACTTTCCGGAACGTGTGGACCCAAGGGTGGTTGCGGCTCGTAAACGCCGCATCCTCCGTGCTAAGACACATACTAAAGTTTACACTGATAAGGATCTTGCTGAATTTCGCCAGGTTTCATCAAAGCATCAGATGCTTGATGAATCACTGTTGAAGAAACAGAAGCAAACATGGGCTGAGAAGTCCGTGAGGGTTTTTAAAGCCGTCCATGGTGATCAGGTGACGAGTACCGCAACTCTTGTTTGCGATAAAATCGTAGTACCCCTGCATTCACATGTTGAAGGTAAGCCCTTCTCAGTGTATAACTCATCCACTTCCGCCCAATTGAGCGGTGAGCTCATCCCCATTGCGGATGATCTCGGCATCTATTTTACCCATGGCGTCATTCATGTTGATAAGCGAGTCGTGATGCGACCGCCTCAGAATGAACTTGCCATTCAGATTGGGTTTACAGATGCGGAGCAGGTAGAACCAGGCTTTGGTGTCGGTTTTGCTTCTGCAAGTGGTCTTTATGATGCGCAAACAGCGCCAGGAGATTGCGGTGGACCAGTTTACGCGTGTGCGGATGGTGCATTGATCGGTTTTCACATTGCTGGTGGCCAGCATGTGAATCGGTTTGTCCCTATGACAGCTGAGCTTGCCAAGAGATTGGCTGCGACTGGTCCTGTTCTTAACTCAATGCTTTTTCATTAGAGCCCCCAGCCCCTTCCCTTCTTGTGGAAGAGGGTAGGGAGTTCTGGGGGCGTTACCCGATGGAATACCAAGGTGTTGGATTTCGATCTGAGGTAGTGTTGAGTAAGTTGCACGAAAGGATGTTGAAACAACGTTACTTTCCTGTGGTTGGTGGAGTTCCAAAGTCCTTTGTTGGACGGAACCGCCGGGCCCTGGATATGAACGTTGCCCGCTTTGAGAATGATGCCGGTAAAACGGTGGATCGTGAAGCGTGGGGCTTGCCTGTACCTAATAAGGAAGCCGCATACCTTTCACTGGCTAAGTATGCCAAGGATATTCTTGCCTTGTCAGCAAAGTCAGTGTTTGCCTTAAACACCGCATCCATTTGGATGGAGCGGCAATTTGGCCCACACATGAGTAATTCACGAGTGAAGGATCTCCAGGAGGTTGTAGATGGTCTTGATAAAACCACTAGCCCCGGATTCCCGTGGATAAAGAAATACGCTACGAAGCGTGCCATGATAGATGACTGGAAAGAATTTTCCTCCTACATGAGTGACGATTGGGAGCGGCTGCGTGATCCATTATATTGCGCCGTGTTTGGAAATTCCCTGAAAGAGGAAATCCGCCCTGCTAAGAAGATAGAGGAGAACTCTCTTCGTACTTTTACGGCAGGTCCAATTGAGATGACCATACATGGTAATCGATTATTTGAGGATATGAACCAAAAATTCTATCGCTCACATCTCAAGACAGCCAGCGTTGTCGGTTTCTCACCTCTGAAAGGAGGGTGGAACGAACTGTACCGGAAGTTGATGAAGCACCGGAACGGTTTTGCACTCGATGAGTCCCAATATGACTCGTCTTTGCGCATTTACCTAATGTGGGCATGCGCTGAGTTTCGCTGGAAGATGCTCCGCGTCGAGGATCAAACACAAGAAAATTTGGATAGACTGAAAATCTATTACCGGAATTTGATCCATACCTTGATCATAACATCCGAGGGTGTTTTCGTGATGAAGCAGACGGGTAATCCGTCGGGCTCCGTGAACACCATTGTTGATAATACGTTGATCTTATACATGCTATTAGCGTATGCATGGATAATGACCAGTTCTGAAGTGATGAACACTTACGCCGCCTTTGATGAGGAATTGTCTTTGGCTTTATGTGGCGATGATAACACTTGGACTGTGTCAGATGACGCTTTGCCCTTCTTTAATGCACGGTCTGTGATTGAAGAATGGAAGAGGATTGGTGTTACGACAACCACCGATTGCTTAGATCCTAGGAATGTTGAGGAGCTTGACTTTTTGTCAGCCTTCACGGTTTTTATTGATGGCATTGCTGTGCCACTTTACAAACGTGAAAA